AATGTTGACCCGCATCTAAAAAAGCTTTATAAGCACTATCCTGACCAGAACTATCTTGTGTTTGTAGCAAAAAACATTCTTGTGCAGCATTATTTGTTCTGGTTGTAAGAACTGTACGAGTATCAGTTAAAGCAGAAAAAAGATTCATATTAATTTGATGCACAGCTGCAAAATCATTACCAGTTCCTATTATCATTTTTGTTTCATCTTTAAAAACCAAAGCACCTTTACCACTGGAATTATCAGCATCAAACGTAATATCAAATGAACCGCTTGAATCTGTTGATTTAAAAATTACATCATTATTAAAATCACTTGGTTGATCTACAAAAATTCCTCCTGTAAGTTTTGCAAGATTAAAATAGTTTGCAAGATTATTTTGACCAGAACTATCTTTATAAGAAAGTTTGCCGGTATTTGTATTGGCAAACCATTGATGATGATTTGCTGGTGGTATTGTGGTTCCGGAATTATTAGTTGCAATTGCTTGATATGTAGTATTTATTCTTGTTCTTACCTGTGCACCTGTACCGTCGTCGATAATATAATTACCTTGACCATTACTGTCTATAGTGTCTTGAGCCATTTTTTATAAAATTCTTTAGTTTTATATTACATTAAATTCAACTGCCACGCCCAAATCCTGTTGCAGTAAATGTGAAAGTTCTGTTGACATTACTTGAACCATTTTTTATGTCAATATTAAACCCTGTACCAGAGATATTAGACAAAGTGAAAAAATCGCCCGACTGTGCATTTTCTATTGTTATAGCTATTGAAGGAAAAACAGAATTAGCAGCAACACTTGTACCAGACTGACCAGTAAAAAAACTATTAGCGAATACTACAGATTTAGTAGATGTACCAGAAAAAATAACTCCATTTAAAGCTGTTGGACTTGTAAGACTTGTTTCTGTTCTACTTGCTAATTCTGCTGTGTATCCTAATTCTTTAATAGCAATTGTTTGTGCAGGGTCTAGTCTTTTCATTTCAAGTTTAAATCTAAATCCTCTTGCAACAAATGAGCCTTTAACGAAAGGATTATATTGTGTAAAATCTGCAGAATAATTACAACTTCCACTTGTAGATAAAGATGTTGCAGAAGTAAGTGTAAAAGTATCAGCTGTTTTTGAAATTATTTGGTAATCACCGTCAACACCTGTACCACTTGTAAAATCAACAGTAATAAAACTACCAGCAGAATATCCGTGAGCAGTTTTTGTTATTGTTATTATTGTTCCAGCACTACCAGATCCATTATTAATTGTATAAGGTGCTGTTGTTGACGTATCTGGATCTAGGTCGGTTGTGCCAACAAGTAATTCTGCATCTACATCAGGTGCTTTTATTTGATCAAAACTTGTCCATGTGTCTATTAAGGCTGTTCTGTCATCAAAATCACTACTAGAATAAAATCCTTCAGTAATAAGGTGTCTTTTTAAAATTAATGGTTGTTTACTTCCTAAATCTAAAGTATTAGCAAATAAATAACTGCCTGTCGTAGAGTTTAGAACCAAGCCACCTTTAGATATGCTAAATGCACAATTTGTTTTTGTGCCAGAAAAAGTAACACTGCCTGTATCTTCACGGTCTACAAAAGTAATTAGTTTAGGAAATGGATCTGGACTGTTATAAATAATTGAAGTTTCACCAGCACTTAACCTTCCACCATCATCTTTAAATTTAACAATATATTCACCAGAGCCTATATTTGGAACATCTACTTCTGTGACATTACCACTTACTTCTTTTAATGTTGTAGCGTCACTGAATGTACCTGTACCGTCAGTTACATTACTAGCTCTAACAACAATAGTGCCACCATGAATAACATCAACATCTGTAGATTTATCAAAACGTAATCTAACTAACTCATCTGAAATAGTTTCTATTTTTAAATTTTGTACATCACTTGGATCAGCAGTTTTGCCAACTGCATTAAAAGTAATTATAGATGGTCTTGGACTTAATTTTCCTAAAGCATTATATGAGCTTATTGCAAACTCATAAGCTCCTTTTTCTGATTCAAAAAGTTCAAATGTAGGTTTTGCAACTTTTACTTTTTCAATATTATTATCATTGAGACGATACTCAATTAAATATTCTTTAACACCTACTACTGGTTCCCAAGAAAGATTAATAACAGAGACTGCTCTATTTTCTAATACGACAATTTGTTCTGTTGCAATTGCATTATTTGGTGCAAGTTTTTGATCTAATAAAGTTGTAATAGATCTTGGATTTGCAGCAATAGTTGTATCTTCTATTTGTGCATATTTATTGGTGTCGTGGATAACAGCCGTAATAGTATATTCAGATTCATTTTTTTCTTCTATAGAAACAACACGATAAATCTGTAATTGAATATCATCATTTGATATTGCATAAATAGAATTAATATTAGGAGTTTGTGTAAATGCAGAATTAATAGTAATAGTTTTTCCAGTCACATTAGTAATTAAACGGCTCTGCGCTGTCCCATCTGGCAAAACAACGTGTAAATACGCTGTTTGCTGGTCTGTTAAATCTGTATTATCTTTATCATCTGCAATAATTTGATTTATCACTCCATCACCCTGACTATCGTTAACAGCACTTATACGACCCCCTCTTCTTGCACCAGACCTCACAGAATCTGCAATCCCAATTACTGTTGATGGTCTTACTATTACACCGGCTTCCAAAGTTGTTGTAAAAGAAACGGTTTCTGATTCCTTTAAATTTGAATATAAAAACCAACGACCTAATCTATTTGCTTGACCTCTTGAAGTACAAGCAAAGGCTTTTAAAGTTTTTCTTGTTCTGCCAAATTTAGATATTGAATCAGATAAAGCTGGTATTTCATTAGTAGTAACTAATTCAAAATCAATTTCTTGTACACTATTATCAAAAAAACCAACTTCAACTTCTGTATATTTTGTTTTTTGTCCTACACCTGAATAGTTAAAGCCTTCTTCTGTAATATTAGAATTGTTAAAAATGTATTGAGGGTCAGAAGTTTTTAGTAAAGCATTAGTAGGTCGGTCTTGTGATATTTGTAATGTGCCATTGCTATAGAAAGCCATTCCATTCATAACAGCACATAAATCATTTATTAAAGAATATGCATCATTTTTTTGATTCAAAATTACATTGCAGCTAAATCTTGGTTCAGTAGTTTCTGTAATCGGATCTGTAATTAAAAAACTAGAATAAACACTTGCAGAAAAAAAACTAAAAACATCTAAAGTCTCTTCATCAACGACACCATTCTCTCCTCCAAAACCTTTCTCTGTAGTTAGCAAATCATATAAAATCCATGCAGGGTCAGAACACCATTGTTTTTCGTTTTGAAATGTACCATTAAATGTATAATTTATTGTACCGTCATCATTATATGGATAAATCACACGCCCATTATTAGGGTCTATAGTTATATCATGTGGCACTTTGATTTTTGTACCTTTTACTCTATACATTCTTCTTGGATAGCTTTGAAATGATTGTGCATCAAATCTTAAAGCAATATATGCAAAACCTTGGTAAGCACTCGAATCAGTAGTTATTTCTGTAAGAGAATGAAAAAAAGTTTGATTAAATAATTTTTTTGGACTTACATCGGGGGCATCATCAGTGATTCTATTTACAGTTATAGCAACAGGAAAACTCATTCCTTTTTCAAAAACAATTTCAAAATCCTGTAAATAAGCTTCATTACTTTCGCCTTTTATAGGTCGTGGCTCTATAAGTGTAACGGTTCCATCTGCTTCAGTTATTGTTATTGAAATTTGTACTTCAGTACCGCCGGTTTTCCCATTGTTAAATATTTTTTTTAATAAAGGAATTTGTATTGTAACTCTGATTTTATCAACAAGATTATTGGAAATTTGTTTAGTGCTAGAAGCACTTTTTGTTATTTCTATTGGTGGATTAAATGTTTCAGTATTTTCTATTCCATTTATTTCTTTAATTGCTGTTTGATCTTCTGTTCCATTTTTCATAAAAACATCAACATCTTCAAAATTTTCTACGCCATTAACATTTTGCAAAGGGGTGCCATCTAAAAAAATATTTTTTCTAAAATCATTTATTCCTACATTGTCTTGCAATACTCCTTCTATTTCTCCAAAACCCAATAAATCAACAACAGTTGCAAACTGCTTACTTCTTAAACCATCTTTAATTAATTCTGGATCAACTACCCTGTTATCAGGTATTCCACCAAATAAATCATCAGAAACTAATTTAGGCATAATTTTATTTTAATAAGATCTTCCTAGTTCATCAACATCATCTGGATGTATAGGAAAACTAAAGGTACCAACAGAATTGTAAATACGTACTTGTGGTGGATTATTATCAGAATCCCTATCAGTGCTTCTGACAAGCGCTATGTTAGCAGGAAATGGAGAATCTTCTGCTAATATTTGTTCATCAAAAACCATAAAATTATCGTTATCAATTTTAAAAATTGCATAAATTCTATCTGTAGCCTTATCTTTAAAATTAAGAAATTCTAAACCAACAAGATCACTTGTTTTAAATCCATGATTAGGGTTCGTTACTTTAATTGCAACTCCTTCAAGATTTATATTGTCAACACCCTGTCCACTTCTAAAATGCTTGATCCACGTAGCTGTAGCTGATGCCCTTCTTATTCTTGCACTATCAATACCTGAATTTATAACTATAGAACCGCTATAAACAAGTCCATATAAAATAGGTACTGGAACACCACTAGAACTTACATTTTGTATATTGTTAAACGAATAAGATCCTCTTATGTTTGGATCAATACCACTCACATCAGAGGTTGATGGAACAGGTTTTTGCGGAGCTATAAGATCAGTAATACCACCAATAACTAACGAAGAACCAATAGCAGTCAAACCTCCACCAAGAACAGTTCCAAGAAGAAAACCTGATATTCCAGTTGTAAATGCAGTAGTAAGTGCTGAACCACCAGCAAGTGCGCCAATACCAAGAACTACAGGTAATGACCCAGTTGCTACAGGAATAATTTGTATATCTCCTTCTCCAGACATGGATAAATATTCTTCTGTTACTACTTTTCCACCTAGTTTTACTTTATAAATTTGTTCATTCATATGTTTTTGCACGCCTTCAAAATTTGCTGTTAAAAAACTAACAGCTTCTTTTGGAGATTTTACAGCAGCTTCAAAATATGACCTTCCTAGAAATAGCCTTAAATTACCATATACTCTTATTTTTTTAAGCTGCATATCTATATACCCCTTTTAATGCTTGTTGATACCTTAAATCAAAAGGTTCTCTACAACTTAATCCTTTTATATTATGATTTAATATCATGTTATCGCCTATAAAAACAGCAACATGATCTAAATTTCCAGTGACTGATTGAAAAAGTAATACATCACCAATTTTTATATCTTTTATTGTAGGTAATTTTTTAAAATTCAATTTTGGTAAAGCAAATTCAAATTCTGGATTATTTAAAAAGTCTTTTATTTTTTTTGGTCGTTTCCAAAATTTAATATTTATGTTTTTTGTTTCTTTGTACCAATCAGTAATTATTGACCAACAATCATATTTTCCCCATATAAATTCACGACCTATTAATGTAGGGGACTTCCAGCCGCTTGGTTCAAAATTTACCCATTGATCGTTTTCAATACTATATATAAAATATGGAAAACCAAGATGCTCACAGGCCGCTTTATCTGTATCAGAGGGCGTTGCAGTACCAACAGGGTGGCTATGTATTACACCAATGACCTCTCCTGTATCTTCACATTCTGCCCAATCATCAGGATCAAGTATAAAAAATTCAAACTTTCCTTCTGCTAAATTTTTACAAGGCCAAAACTGTTTTTTACCTTTTATTATTGCTAATAAACCACACGCCTCATCTGGTGCTTGTTGCTTTGCATAAGTTATAAAAGATTCTTTCCAAGTCATGTTTAAAAATTAACAAATCTGCCGACACCTGCAAAATCAGTTTTCGTAACAAGTTTACTTGGTGCGTCAACACCAAACAAGTCAAAAGAACCTACAAGCTCAAATTGAACAATATTTCTATTTTCTAACACTTTTCTTTCTATGCTATAAATTTCCCTTGGTAGTTCAGATGATGGATCAACTGATCCAATTTTAAATGGATTAATACTAGATGGAAAATTAACCTCATCAAGGTTTTGAGTTAGAGTTTTTCTTCTTGTTACTTTTGCGTGTGCTAAATCAGATAGTGCAGTAGTTTGATTTGTCAGTTGCAATATTGTAGAAATTGTTCCTAATAAATTAGAAAGAGTTAATGTTGGTCTAGGCAGCTTCCCTTTGCCGGAATATTTATATCCTTCTGCTTTACAAGGTAATCTAGAATATGTGTTTGATTGCCAAACGACATCAAAACTATCTTTCATATTATTACCGCTATGAAATAAATATACAGTTGGATCAGAAATCGTCGAATTTACATTGAAAGTGACATTGTGAGTTCCAGTTATTGTTGCAGAATTAATAGCTGTAACTGTAAAAGTATTTGTAGCAACTGTTTGTATTGTATAAATTCCATCAATAGCACCACCAGTAGTAAATTTTAAGCTTAAGATTAATCCCGCAGAAAAGCCATGTGAATTTAAGGTTATAGTAATTGTTGTTCCACTTTGTACATATTGGCCTGTCTTAGCAACTTTTGTATAGTGTATATCAGGTTTTAATTCAACTGAAAAAAATTCAAGTATTGATTTTGATTCAAGTTTTTGTAGTTCAGAAGTAGGGTTAGTCATCTAAGGTTCAAAAACTTCACGAAAAGTACAATTAATAATTGCTCTGTTTAAAAAAGGAATTGTTTTTGTCCAACTGTCGCAAACATATTTACCAGCACCTGATAATGAAAAAGTTAAGTTTGTTGCATTTGTGACTAAAGCAGCATCAGCAGTAGTAGAAGTAACAGTAAACGTATTTTGATTTGTAGAAGTTTTTACAACATAATCTCCATCAGTGACTCCAGAGCTAAAATCTATTGTCAAAACATCACCTATCGCAACGCCATGATTTGCAGCAGTTACAGTGACTATTACCCCTGCCCCTCCCATTCCGTTAGACTGTACAAACTGGCCTGATCTTCCACTAAATCCTTCTGCTGGTGGAGTAAAAGTGAAACTTAACTGATCTGCCACTCTGCTTCTTAAGAACGCCTCAATGACATCTGATTCAGTTTCAGACACGTTAAAAGTTAAATTATATACTTTAGGATCTTGAGATAAAGGCAAGCCATACAAAGCCCTAAACTCATAACCATCTCCGAGTTGCGTAACCCTTACTTTCGGTTTGCTTGTTTTTCTTGTCCCATAAGTGGGCTGTATTGATGGAAATGTTGCCATTATCTATTTAATAAACCTCCTGCCCTTTGTTCATCAATTATAGTTGCCTGCACTACACTGGCAATCAAACCGCCTAACTGATTTGATTCTGCGTCATTGCCCTGAACCGCAGTGCCAGAGGCATCAACATTAATAACAATATTATTAACAACTGATGCCCCGCCCATTGGTACAGATGGAAGTATAGTTCCTGATCTTGAGGGTACAAAAAGCTCAGGACGACGTTCACCAACAATATAAGGTTCATTTGCTCTTACAGGCCCACCATTTTCCTTCATAAAAGTAAAGCGTGATACCTGTTGTGCGGGAGTTAAAGATGGAGTTGGAGTTTTAGTAACACCACCGCCAAATATGCTACCAAGAGCAGTTCCTAAGAAGTTTCCAAGACCAGAAACTGCTTGCTGCATAGCAACTTCAATAAGCTTTCTTTTAAGATCATTCAGTACACTAATTGCTGCTTGTCCAAGAGTTTTAGTTCCCATTGCTGCGTCTGTAAGATTTTGAACAACTCCTTGTTCTATTGACATACCTACTTCCATAAATTTTTCTTTTAATTTTTCTGTTTCTTCTTGTTGTTTTTTTGTAAGTTCTGCCGCTTTTGCCTTCTCTTCATTTTGTTTTTTCTGCTCTTCTAGAATTTTTTGTTCTACCCCTAAAGTTTCCTGTCTTTTTACAAGTGCTTCAATATTTTGTTCAATCTCTCTTCTTTGTCTTTCAAGTGATTGTTCTGCTCTACCTTTTGCTTTTGCTAATCTTTTATCTATTTCTCCAAGTGCGTCTTGTTGTTTTTTTAATGCTTTTTGAACTTCATCTCCAGAACCCTCAGCAATAATGCTTTGAAACTCTTTTGCTTCTCTTCTTACTTTCATAAATTGAGTTGCAAGGCCACCAACAGCTGCAATCAAAATACCAATAGGCAGGGCCAACATTGCAACTTTTAATGCACCAATAGCCAAAGTTGTTTTTGTTACCCCACCAGCCGCCAGTAATGCGGTTGCTTTAACACCTACAAGTCCCTGTGAAGTAATCAGGCTAACTTTTCCGACCATACTTAGTTTGGCTAGTAATGCAGTGACAGCACCTGTGACTATTGGAATTGAAACAGCTAATAGTTTTGCAGCAACAGCTATTTTTGTGACTAATATGGCAACTTTACCAGCGTCTGAATTAGAGAACTCTAAAAGTTTATTTATCAACAAAGTTAAATTCTTTGTCACTGATTCAACTGCTGGCCTTAGCTCATCACCAAATCTTCTTGAAAGATCCTCAGTTGCATTACTAAAGTTTTTAAATACTTGAGTAGGATCATTTGCAAGTAATTGCTTCAGAAATCCACTACCTTCAGTTCCTATCCTTCCTAAAGCTCTAAGAACAACATCACTTGTTAATTTGCCATCAGCAGCTAATTTTTTAAGCTCTCCAATGGTTACACCAAGTTCTTCTGCTATTGGAGCAAGAACTGTAGGCACTTGTTCTGAAACACTCCTAAATTCATCACCAGCAAGCCTTCCTGAACCAAGAGCCTGTGCTAGTTGCCTAAATGCGTTTGATGATTCTATAGCTGATGCACCAGCTAATTTTGCAGCCGTATTAAATCCAAAAAATACAGTTCTTATATCTTCAACTGATGTTCCAAGTGGAGCCAGTCTTGCTGTTATATCTGTTACGCCTTCCAAAGCTTCAGTTGCACTCAATCCAAAAGCTTTCTGTGCATCTGTCGCAATCTGTTGAGACTTTGCAAAATCTCTACTGCTTTTCGTAAGCAACCTGAGTCTTACGTTTAATTTTTCAAATGTTGCTGAAGTTCTTACTGCTTGCCTACCAATTAGTGTTATACCTGTCGCAGCAATCGCAGTTCTTAAGCCATTAAATGAATTTTGTAATCTATTTGTCTGATTCTGTACACCATTTAACGCCCTTGTCGCACCGCTGGCATCAACTCTTAACCTAACGACTGCTTCTGCCACAAATACAAAAAACTCTTTTCTCTATATTACCCTGAAATGCGTTTTTGTCGTTGCAATGCTTTCTTTTCGTCCTCAGTCTTAACTCCATAGTAGGCAGCCCAATATATAAACTCTGCCTCAGTCATATTCATTCTGAGTTCTTGCACTGTCTTACCAAGTTCTGTTGCTAGGAAAAACTCAAATCTAAACCAGTTATCCCCTTTTATTCTTTTTTTGCTGTATCAATATCAAGCTTTATATCATTTAAGAAAAGCTCAAGGTCATTTAATACTTTCTCTGGAAGCTGTCTTTGCAATATAGGTGCATCTGACATATCAAAAGCAAGTGTGCCATCTTCTTTTTCTGCCATTTGACAAAGAAGTTGAGTTGAAACAACTAAAGGGTCAGCATCAGGGCCAGCCATTTGTGTCGCTTTTATCCTTGCAAACCTTGTAATTGGCTTAAACCAAAGAGATAGTTTTACTTCACCTTCAGAATTTTTTACGTCAAATTTTCTTCTTGTGACCATTTCATCTTGAAACGCTCCAAGCAGTATGTCTGCGGTTCTTTGTGTTGCCATAAATAAATGCGAAGAATTTTACTTTTAGATTTCTGATGTTATTGTGCCAGATGGCTTGAATGTGATGTTGATTGTGCTTACATCACCAAGAGTTGAACCCTGCTCAAAGTTTGTTATAAGGCCGCTGAAGCTGATCTTTTTAGTTCCGCTTGCACTATCAGGGAAAAGCTCAAAAGATGCTGTTGCTGGGTCGCCAGTGGTCAAGATGCCGTCCATAAAGGTTGCAGTCTCTCCAGAGGCAGCGTTGTCGTATTGAAGAACAGCAGATCCCTCACCCTCAATAAGTCCACCAACAAAGGATTTGAAAGTGTCACCTTGAACAGTTGTTTCTTGGGTATCTTTGGTGATAGACATAGACCATTCTCTAGTGCCTAAAACTGGGTTGACTGAAGA